ACGGTGTAGATGATGCTCTTGAAGGTGAATATATGGATGATAGTGATGGAAATGGAATTCCTGATTGGCAAGAAGATTTATATCCGGACTCAGATTTAGATAATGATGGAATTCCAGATACATTTGACAATGATGTAGATGGTGATCAAATTCCTGATGATAGAGATAAAGATGATGATGGTGATGGTATGTCTGATGATGATGATCCTGATCCTACAGTGCCAGGACCATATACTTTTCCAACAAACCCTCTTAGGTGGTTTGAGCGATAAATCATAATATAAATAATTCTGGAGGTTATTATGCCGACTGAGTTGATTTCATTGATAGGCGGAAGCCTTACTGGATTTTTGTTTCGATTCATGGCTCAGAAGAGTCAGGATCAAAAAGAGCTATTTGAACGCCTAATTGCTGCTAACAAGCAGACAACTGAAAATCAGGACAAGGCGGCTCAGAGAGTTCCCCTTGATGTCGGCAAGGGTGTTCGTCAACTAATTGTTCTAACAGTTCTTTTTGGAACTATTGCTGCACCTTTCATTCTACCATTCTTCGGTGTTCCAACCTTCGTTGAAGTAGACTCGACAAATCCTGAAGCCCTATTCGGATTATTCCCAGAGACTGCAAAGAAGTATTTCGTTGAAATCAATGGATACCTTTATACATCTGAGAATCGTCAAATACTCGTAGCAATTGTTGGTTTCTACTTTGGCACTGCTGCCGCAGGGAGGAAGTCATGAAGAAGATCTGGGCAATAGTTTTAGTTCTAGCACTTGTATTTGCAGGATGCGATACCACTCCAGAAATTGTCCCAGACATCACTGGCGATAATGTTATTATGATGGACATCAAGAGCCAGATTGAAAATAACAAGATGGTCAAAGATGATTATAGCTGGGTGATCTGGTATTTGCCCATTCTTTTCTTGGTTGTTGCTTGGGGCTATAAAGAATTCTTCACTAAGAAAAAAGGCGAATAATAAATGAATCGTAAACTTTTTCTATCCTACCTTCAAGGAATACAGTCAAACAATCAAAATTTAGTTTCTTTCCAGAATTCTTTGAGAAAAAATTCTTGGCAGAAGCCAATGTGTGTTCTTGAAGAAAAACAAAGTGAAGAAGAAAAAGGCCACGAACACGGTGATGTTTCGGCTGCTGTAAGTAAAAAAATAAGTTCTGCTCCCGGTCAAGGATTTAGACTAGAACCTACAAGTGCAGTAAAACCAGTTGAAGTTCTACCATCTGAAAGTCCAGTAAAGGGTATAGAAGATATTGGAACAGTTTCAAGAACTACTGCTTTATTAAGTACTGGTGCTCATGGAAGAGAAATGACTAAAGCAGCAATGCAAAGATTTTTACCAGTTCAAATGCAAGATAAGCCTGAAAAGGCTACATTAATCTATAGAGGAGAAGGAGAAGAAACTCAAAGTAGTTCTCCTTTGAGTGGAGGATACCATATTCCAGGGGCTGGTACTCATTTCAGATTTACTACAGATCCTGATCCTGAAACTGGACTAAGCATAGAAGGATCAATAGGTGCTGAAGGTCCTGAAGCTGCTCTAACTAGATTAGCAGCAAAAGGACATACTGTAAGGCCAGAAAATTTAAGAGCAACTAGAGGAAGATGGCTTGGCCCAACAAGTTTAGCAGCAAGACAAAGAAGCCAATCACAAAGATAATAATTTAATTTAGTTCTTTGTAATTATATTTACAAATGTAATAGGCATCCACAATATCTGATATTGGGTTGCCTATTTCCTTTTTAGCATCATTCATGTGAAATCGTAGATCTACTCCAGTTTCTTCAACAAATGCCTGGAACATTTCTGGTTTTCCTGCATTACCTTTACCTGTGGCAAATTTTTTAACCTTTGTTGGCTGAACCACATCCAATGGAATTGAGTTTTGCCAAAGTTTGTATTTAAGAATACCAGTATTTTCTGCAATATGAAAGACTCTTCCCTTTGCCCCGTAAGCATAATCTTCAAGAGCCACCATATTACATCCTATCAATAAATCTACTGCCCAATCAGATATACTATCGTATCTACCACATTCAGCAGTATAATCTGGAAATAGTTCTCCACGAATATTGTTGTTAAACATTGTGGCATTCTTTTTTATATCGGTCAAGAAATAAAAGGAGCAATTTTTATAACAAAATTCCCCATGCAAAAGTCCATTGAATAGACAGATGCATGGGGAAGTTAAAGAGTAATCAATTCCAGCTAATATCACATATTATTTAGTCAGATCCACAATCTCGCAAGCTCCTGCGGTGCAACTAAAAGTCTGGGTTCCGGTAGTGTTATCTTCCTTCTCGTAGTTGGATAGTTCTGACCAATCAACATCAGCAGGAAGTTTAGCCAGTAATGCTTCATACTGCTCCTTGGTGCAGTCTTCGTATGGAGCCTGACGATAGGTATGATCAGAGTGTGGAAGGAATGAAATACCGCTGATCTCATCAAAGTGAGCATAAACCCATGCTCCTACTTCCATCCATTCTTCATCCCGAACAGTTACAGTGATGCTTGGCTTGTGTTCGCACCAGTATTGCTGGTAGGTCAACCAAAGCTCCAGTTGTTCGATTGCGGTCATATCATTACGAGTTACGCAATGGTCTGGGGACTTCATGGGGAATGAGAAAACCATTGTGTGGTTTGGCTTCATTACACATGGCTCGGCAACGAATCCCTTGTCGATCATGAACTGGCAGATTGGGTCCTTACGGTCTGCACGAACGCGACGAATGTAATAGCTGGCATGACGAGCATGAATACCCGAAGCAGCATCAACCAACTGACTGACCGTTCCGCTTGGCTTTACGCAAGTGATGGCAGCAGATTCATTGATCTTTAGCTTATGTGCATATTCCTTATTGGTTTCGATTGCGACATGACGCAGATGATCAAGAACATCCTTAAGGTCTACACCGCCAGCACGACCATTGGTGATTTCATTATCCATAATACCAGTCAAGGATACTCCAAGTAGACGCTCTTCTTCGCAATTCTTCTTCCAGTCGCTTGAAAGATAACGGAAGTTGGTAAGAGTAGACTGGAATGTACCCAGGATAGTCGCAAGACGAACCTTACGAGCAAGTGTATCTGGAGTATCGTCTGCACGAATCACGACTTCAGATAGGTTGCAGAACTCGCGGTCGCGTAGAATAATCTCTGAGCAAGGATTGGTTCCGAAGTCGTGGTTTGGATCACGACGATCTCCAAGACGCTTGATCTGGTTCTTTGCAGCCTTACGGTTGAAGATACCACGCTCTCCGCTCTTGCTCTTGTAGAGTGAAACCCATTCGTCCATGAAGGTAGCCATGTCTGGCTTTTCCTTGTAGCAGGCTGAGTTGTTTGCTAGTGCGCGTTGAGCGTTGTTCTCCCACCATGCACCACTCTTTGCCATACGCATACGATCATCGTCAAGTGACGAGAGTGAGATAAGAGCAGAGCGACGAACGCCACCGACAACTACGATTTCAGCAATTTTGCATACGATATCGTGGCATTCGACGGTAGTGAGTTTTCTACCCGCTGCCTTGCGGAAGGTTTCAATGGTAAATCTGAAAAGGTCTTCCAGAGGTTCAGGTCCCGATGCTCGTCCACCGAAGGTTTTAAGTCTCGCTCCAGCAGGACGAACTTTTGAAATGTCCCATTGCGGAATCTGACCACCAATGAGTAGTGAGAATAGCTCTCGGTAGGCTTTAGCCCAACCAATCTTAGAATCTTCGACCACGATAATAGTATCGCTATTTGTAAATTCTTCAGCAATAGTAGGAAGCTTTTCAACGAATTCCCTTTCGACAGAAAAACCGACACCCGTTCCGCACATTAGGATGTATAAAATCTCGTCAAACGAGCGAACCTTGCTCGTTGAAACATAGGAGCAGTTATACCCTGCTACATGGTCGCGTTCTAGTGCCTCGCCTGCGGTCATGAGGCAACGCATGGATGGCATCACTTCCAAATCCAATACCGCTGTTTCAAGTTCCTTACGAAGATCCTTTGAAAGCTTGTAGTTGCAGGCTTCCTTGAGGTGAACTTCAAAGAAATCAAAATAGCGTTTTACAGTCTCTCCCCACGATTCACGGCGATTTTCGTCTTCGATCCAACGAGCATAGCGGGAGGAATGAATAAAACTTTGGTATGGGGTTGGTAGTGGCATTAACATATTTCCTTTTTTAGTTGTGGCATTCTAGCCGTGTTGGGTATTTAGTCAAGGTTTACTTCGTCAGTTCCTGCCAAGAGACAGGAAAACAGGGCTGAATTAGCTGCCCAATAGCCGAAGCGTATTCCCGGACTTCCCATTGTGCATGGGGGTCGATTCTTTGCTTATAAACCCGCGCATAAGCGGCCAGAGAACCAGTCCAGTACCATTCGGTGTATGTACCCTGGGGTAGGGCGAAACGGGCCTGCTCAGGGGCTACGCCAGCCTCTAGGAGCCAGTTGTAGGTCTTTAGGGCATCGCTAGCCACCCCGAAGTACATGGCCTCAGCAGCCACTACCGTGTCTTCGCTGGTAATAAAGTCTTCTGACCCCTGCTTTGCTCCATTTGTGGGCTTAGAACGCCATTTTGGAATGTAAATTTCGGGTTCTTCGGTTACATAACGACGAGAAATTTCATTCTCGACAAACCCAACCTTGTGCTTAAAAAGCTGGGTTCGAATCGAAATTGGGGCCTTGATGTGAAGCATGATCTGGGGATGGGCAAATGGAGTCCAGTGCTTGTGTTGGGCAAGGTACTTAATTAGCTTCTTATCTTTTTCTGAAAGAATATTCGCAGGAACATGGCTATCTGGATGTTCCCATTCGCTTTCCTTGTGAAACGAAACTCTGGCTGAATTAACAACCGTTAGATCGCTTCCCATACACTCAATCATACGAACAAAACCCTTGTCTAGAACATTTACTTTTTCCATTGCATATACCTCAATTTTGCTTCTAATCCTGAATAGGTGTTCTTGCTAATCATATCCATCGGATCACCAACCGCAAGAACATAGTCGTTAATATCCTTGACCTTAACATCAGGCCAAATAAGAATCTTATGACCCTTCTCCATAACCGTTTCCATGAAGTTGCAAATCTGCTTGTTGCGCTTTTCATTATCGAAAACATAAACCACCTCGCTGTTTGCAATCTTTTCTGGAAGTTTCATATCTCCAGCAGCACCAACCATCGCAACTGCGTTGGGTAGGAAGATGCTATCGATTGGGCCTTCTGTAATATAGATTGTTTCTTGTGGATTTACTCTCCATAATCCATACCATAGTTTTTCCACAGAATCCTTCTTGAGAGTAATATATCGGATCTTGGAATCTCTCTCAAGCGCACGGCCTTGGAGTCCGATGAGTTCCTTGTTTTCGTCGTAGAAGGGAATGACGAGTCTTGGTTCTTCTGGTAGCGAGTATTCGCTGCTGAATTCCTTTGCGGTCTTTCCAAAGTCTTCGGTGTAATAAAAGTAGCAGAGCGATTCATCAGGGATGTTTCTCTTGGCCAGATATTGCACGACTGGATGTTCAGAACCAAGGTCACAAACATTGACGCAATGTGGCGGAACTTCGAATGTAGTAATCTTCCTAGAGGGCTTGAATAGCTCCTCTGTCTTTGGCTTCTTGTAGTTTGATCTTCCATTTTCTCCATTTGAAAATCTCCTAAATGCATATTCCTTTGCGATATCTGGATTGATTGCTTCTAGGAAAGAATAGAGATTAGTTCCATAACCGCAATTGTGGCAGCGGTAAAAGAAATCATTTCCCTTCTGGTAGAAATAACCACGGGCAAGATTCTTACGCTTCTTAGAATCGCCACAAAAAGGACAACGGCAGTTTGCCAGATTGTCCTTCTTCCACTTGAACTTTCCCAGATTGCTTGAAACGATGTTGATATAGGTCTTATCGATGTATGCGCTCATTCAATCTTCCAATCATTTACCTTTACCAGATTGGGAATCTGGCGAGGGCTATATCCATTACCATATCCATGAGGATCGTTCTGGTTTGAATCGGAGATTCCGTCTTGATCGTCGCGCTTGACATCAAAGAGCTTCATCTTGGACCTATCAATACCAACCACGAACTTCTTGTTCACGGTAGCACTATTGTAGCGGTTCTTCAACTGCTTTACCAGAATTTGTCCAAGATTCTCAAGATCGTCTGTACTGATCAAAGCACAGAAGAAGTCTGCTGTGGCAGGAAGACCAAACGACTCTGAGGTATCTTCAAGACCGAAATCGCTGTTGGCAAATCCTGAACGGTTTACCTGAGTGGCAGAGAAGATCGGCACATTGTACTCTACTGCCAAACCGCGCAGTTCTTCGGCCACAGACTTGATATAAAAGTAACTATTGGTATTGGCATTCTGCTTGATCCTGGCAGAAGCACAGATGTTGATATAGTCAACAAAGATGACATCTGGAATGAAACGCTTCTTGATCTTGAGTTCGTCTAGAAGATGCTTGAAGTTTGCAACTGATGCACTTGCTGTCGGGTATTCCTTGACAATCAACTTGCCATGAATCTTGCTCTTGAGAGCTTCCATCTTCTTATCATAGACTGTCTTTGGAAGTTCTTTGAGGCTATCCAAAGTGATGTCTAGTAGATTGGCATCGATTCGTTCGGCAATTCTTTCTTCTGCCATTTCACAGGTAATGTAAAGAACATTCAGATTCTGTACAAGACAGTTGGCTGCATGATGGCAAAGGAATAGAGACTTACCTACTCCTGTACCCGCCATGACGATATTGAGAGTCTTGGCAGGAACACCACCACCAGTGATGGCGTTGAAGAATTCAAGATCGAATGGA